TACACTCTTAAAAAGAAAAGAATTCATTGATGAAGAATATAAGATTCTTGATATTGTTGAAGGTAATGGTAATCGTGCTGGTATGGCAGGTAGAATTACTCTTCAGAAGGAAGATAAGCGTACCTTTGGTGCTGGGATTAAAGGATCACATGAATATTGTAAAAAACTATTACTTGAAAAAGATAAGTATCTCAACAATAATTCAGAGGCAACCATTCGGTATTTTAAATTAACACCAGATGGAATTCCTCGCTTTCCTGTTGCTGTTTATCTTTATGAAAATGGTAGAAAGGAATAATGAAAGTTATTATTGCTGGAAGTCGTAAAATAAAAGATCCTGAAATAGTTTTAAATGCTATAGAAAATTCTGGCTATAATATAACTGAAGTTGTTTCTGGTAAAGCCAAAGGTGTTGATACCATAGGTGAGGCCTATGCTAATATGATGGAAATTCCAATAAAAGAATTTCCTGCAGAATGGACTAAATATGGTAAAACTATTGCTGGACCCATCAGAAATAAAGAAATGTCCTTATATGCTGATGCTGCAATTATAATTTGGAATGGTACCTCAACTGGTACTCATAATATGATCCAAAATATGAAAAAAGTTAAGAAACCATATTTTTTAGTGAAAGTTAAACAATGAACTTAATTGAATATACAGACCCAATTTTAAAAGAAATTAGCAAACAATTTGATTTTCAAAATCCACCATTTGACGCTCTTGAGTTCTCTCAAGAGCTAGTTAAGACAATGTATGATAATAATGGGATTTGTCTTGCCGCTATTCAAGTTGGAATCCCTCTTAGAATATTTGCTATGAGAGGAACACCAGAGAATTTTGTTTGCTTTAATCCAAGAATTGTGCAACCCTCAGAACAAATGATTCGACTTGAAGAAAAGTCATTGACATACCCTGGCTTATGTGTTAAAGTAAATCGACCACAACATTGCAGAGTAAGATTTGCTACTCCGAATGGTGAGGTTAGAACAGAAACATTTACAGGGATAACAGCTCGTGTATTTCAACAATCCATGGACTTTCTTGATGGGCAGCTATTTTACTCAGCTGCTAATTTTATTCATCGTCAGCAAGCTCTAAGGAAATGGAAGCGGTAAAGTGAATATTTTCTATCTATCAACTGATGCAGCCGAAGCCGCACAATGGATGGTTGATAAACATGTTGTCAAAATGATTCTAGAATCAGCACAACTATTATCTACAGCACACCGTATTTTAGATGGACTTGAAGTTTCCGGTAAATCCAAGACCGGTCGTAATGTAAAGCGTTGGGTACTAAATGATGGGCGTGAATCTATCATTTATACTGCTACTCATGTAAATCATCCTAGTGCTGTTTGGTGCCGGCAATCAATTGAAAATTATAATTGGCTTGTAGAGCATTTTCACGCTTTAGGTCAAGAATATACATATCGCTATGGTAAGACACACAAATGTTTTCAGGGTGATTTAGCATATATGCTATCTTCACCCCCAAACAATCTTAAGAACTATGAATGGACTAAAATGCCATCGGCTATGGCTGATGAGTATAAAATCAGCGATGATCCCTTGACAAACTACAGAAATTATTATAAAGTAGCAAAATCACGGATGCACTCGTGGAAAAATCGTCAACCCCCAGAATGGATTATATAATATGGCTAATTTTTTAGAAGAACATGGTTCTACTTTAATTGTGTTTGTTACAGGAACAATTGTACTTGTATCGCTAATCATCGGTGTCTCTATTAGTACTATGAATGGTAATCAGCATTATTATGATGGTATGGAAAAATGTATTAATGCAAAAGGAACATGGATCCCTCAACATAATGTTGGTATTTGTCTAGTAAATAAGGTGTAAAAAAATGACAAAATATTCACTCACATTTCAAGAAATTAATGCACTTACCAGTATTCAAAATAAGCTTTATGGTCAATCCAAGGAAATGGGTTGGCATGATAAACCACGTGAAATTGGAACTAGAATTGCACTTTGTCATTCTGAGCTTTCTGAAGCACTAGAAGGTGCTCGTAAAAATCTAATGGATGATCATTTGCCTTCTCGCAAGATGCTTGAAGTTGAACTAGCAGATTGTATTATTCGTATCTTTGATCTTGCCGGTAGTGAAGGTCTAGACGTTGCTGGTGCTATTGCTGAAAAGCATGACTATAATGCCAATCGTGCTGATCACAAGCGTGAAAATCGTGCAGCAGCTGGTGGTAAAGCTTTCTAAACATGCTACACGATAGTGAGCGTAGAACAAAAACTGGTGCACTTGGTGAAAAATTGGTTGCACGTTACTATCGCTCACTTGGTTTCACAGTTGAAGAATCATTAAATCTTAATGATAGCAAAAAAGATATGCTTGTAGGTAATAAAACATGTGAAGTAAAAACACAACAAGTTTGGCATAAAGAAAACTCTTTTTCTATCAGGGTAAATCAACTAAAAAAATGTAATGATGTTGATATTCTAATATTTGTGGAAACTCCTTCTAAATACAATCAAAATACCGTTCGACTACATGAAATGCCAAAAGATAAACGAAAAGTCAAAACACTTACAACATCAGATGGTCGAACAATGCACTTATTCTCTAAGAATAATGCTATTCTATTAAAAACTATTACTGATGAAGATATCGTAAAACAATTTGAACGATATTCACTTTCAAAATGGAAATAAAGATGGAAATTAAAGACACATCAAAAGATTACGAGGACTTAATTGGCTTTAAATCAAAAGAAACAATCCCTGTAAGTCTTGCTGAATTTCTTGGCGAGGAAATTGATACCAAACCAAGAATCAAACCAAAACCGGTGGATAAAGAATATCCAGAAGATTGGCAAAATCTTTTTGTGAATTTTAGATCGGAAGAAGATTATATTCAGTTCATGAAAAAAATCAATAAAAATCCAGATCCAAAAACATCTGTTTTTGTTTATACAAAAGATAAACAAAATAGTATCCTTGATTTTATGGAATCTTAATTATGCTGTTAGCTGAAACCGTTGAAGATCTTCAAAATGAATGGCGCAATCCATACCTTCAATGGTATGCAGCAGGTATGCCAGCATTTAATACGTACGATATTTCACCATATAAACAGATTAAACTTAAGTTTAAAACTATGGAAGATCGTCAAGCATTTGCCGACTATCTAGAATATCCATTGACAGAAAAAACAAATGTGATATGGTATCCAGATAAGGGTAGAGAGAAGAATATTATGAACAGGATTATTGAAGATGAATGATATCTATCATACTAGATTTCCAATTTATATTATTTCCAAAGGTCGGTGGGAGTCTAGGTATACTTCCAAGGCTCTAGAAAGCATGGGTGTTCCGTATTTCATTGCGGTTGAACCTCAAGAGTATGAGCAGTATGCTGCAGTCATTGATCCCAAAAAAGTTTTAACACTACCTTTTTCCAATCATGGTAAAGGTTCTGGACCAGCCCGTAATTGGTGCTGGGAACATTCGCAGGCTAATGGATTTAAACGCCATTGGCTAATGGATGATAATATTTTTGAGTTCTGGCGCTTTCATAATAACAAACGCTATAGAATTGGTCGTGGTTCTGCTTGTTTTAGATCAGTAGAAGATTTTGTTGATCGCTTTGAAAATGTTGCTCTAGCAGGACTTCAATACAAGTTCTTTTGTGTTGATGATTATCCTTATCCTCCTTATATTCTAAATACACGAATTATGTCATGCTTTCTTATTGATAACGATTGCCCACATAAGTGGCGTGGTCGCTATAATGAGGACGTTGATCTTTCTATTCGAGTACTTAAGGAAGGTCTATGCACAATGCTTTTCTACTCTTTTCTATGTGGTAAAGCAAGAACCGGCACAATTAAAGGTGGTAACACTTCAGAAATTTACAACAATTATCAAGAAGATGCATCACTAAAAAAGTCTCAAATGCTTCTAGAGATGCACCCTGATGTGGTGACTCTACAGGAAAGATATGGTAGAATCCATCATCAAGTTGACCTTGAAGCAATCATTAATAAAAATGGTCAACCTGCTAGACTAAATCCACTTATTCTCAAAAAAGATGTAAAAATTGTGAATAAAAATGATAACTACGGTATGAAACTAATTCGTGAGTTTGGCACTGATCAAGCTTATGAGGATACCGAATATTCAATTGAAAAATATCCAAGCGGTAGGAAAAACTTTTAATGGCTCATATTTTTATTACAGGTATTGCTGGTTTTATTGGCTTTCATCTAGCACAAAAGCTACATGAAGCTGGTCATGAAGTTTCTGGGATGGATAATTTTAATGATTACTATGATGTAACTCTTAAAAATACACGTGCTGATATTTTAGATAAAAATTATATTTTTGTTTATCGACGTAATTTACTAGATAAAAATGATACTTTCTACACTTTAAAGAATGAAAACCCAGATATGGTCATTCATCTAGCTGCATATGCTGGTGTCCGACATTCATATGATCATGCTATGGATTATATCCAAAATAATATTGTTGCTACACAGAATCTTATTGAAGTGCTTGAAGAACTTAATATCAATAAAGCAATCTATGCTTCTACTTCTTGTGTCATGGCAGGCAATCAACTACCATGGAAAGAAGATGAACCTACTGGGCATCAACTAAACCCATATGGATATACCAAGCGCACAAATGAATGTCAGTTTAAAACTTCCAAGATCAAGCAAAATATTGGTCTAAGGTTCTTTACTGTTTATGGTCCATATGGTCGACCTGATATGGCGCTATTTCAGTTTGCCGAAGCTGCTGTAAAAGGTAAAACCATCGATGTTTATAACTACGGTGATATGAAACGTGATTTTACCTATGTAGATGATATTGTGAATGGAATTGAAATCTTGATGAATCATATTTTAAATACTGAAGAATCACAAGCAGAAATCTACAACATTGGTCGTGGTCAACAAGTTCAGCTTATGGACTTTATTTCAGAGATCGAAAAGAATATGGGTCATGAAATCAAGAAAAATCTAGTACCACGCCATCCTGCTGATACACTAGAAACTTGGTCAGATACCACAAAGCTCCAAGCACTTGGATGGAAACCAAAAGTTTCTATTTCAGAAGGTGTTGCTAAATTTTGTGAGTGGTATAAGCAATATTATAAGGTGAACTAATGAAATGGCACTGGAACTATCTAAATCTTGCTAAAGAGATTTCAACTTGGTCTAAGGACCCATCCACAAAAATTGGTGCTGTTGCGGTGGGTAAACATGGTCAGATATTAGCGACCGGTTATAATGGCTTTCCTCGTAAAATTAAAGATACTGAGAAAAGACTTAATGATAAAGAAATTAAATACTCATACACAATTCATGGAGAAATGAATTGCATTTATAATGCAACGCTCACTGGTGTAAGTTTACATAAAGCAACTCTTTATGTACATGGATTACCAGTTTGCTCCGAATGTGCTAAGGGTATTGCGCAAGTTGGCATTAAGCGTGTTTTTGCTTGTCATCCAATAAATGTTAATGTTAAATGGGAACAATCAAACTACTTAAGTCAACAAATTTTCAATGAAGCTGGAATTGAATATAACAGCATAATCTCTGAAAGACAATAAAATATGAATTATGAAAATGATACATATCACTACTATAATGGTCTAAAAGCTTCTGATAATCCAGATCCACTAGATACTTCGGAATATACTTTACAACAATATAAAACTTACAAGAATACCCCAAGCATTGATTATAAATACTCTGAAGATATGATTATTCAGGATCTATCTGAGTACATTAATTGTACCTATGGTGAGCACTATAAAGCACAAGATGAAATTGAATGCTTTGATGCTTGGATTGCCCTAGGTACTGCTTCCGGCACATTTCGTGATAATGCAATGAAATATCTATGGCGATATGGCAAAAAGAACGGATCTAATAAAGATGATTTAATGAAAGCTTTGCATTATATCATGTTACTACTTCACAATGATTTTTATAAAAAGGGCTAAATGAATGGAAATTAAAATTGATATGGATGTCCTCCGCCAGAGGAAGTTATTTGTAGCCACACCCATGTACGGTGGGCAATGCGCTGGTATGTTTACCAAATCAGTAGCAGATTTAGCCGCTATTTGCTCTGCAAATGGTCTGGATCTTAGATCATATTTTCTCTTTAACGAATCTCTTATTACTAGAGCTAGAAACTATTGTGTCGATGAGTTCATGCGCTCTGATTGCACACATATGATGTTCATTGACTCTGATATTGGATTTGATCCACGAGATATTATTGCAATGCTTGCCCTTCAATCAGAAGAATCTGAATATGATGTTCTTGCAGGACCATACCCAAAGAAAACAATTTCTTGGGAAAAGATCAAGATGGCAGTCGATAAGGGTATTGCGGATGAAGACCCATCGGTTCTAGAAAAGTTTGTTGGTGATTATGTTTTCAATCCAAAAGCCAATACAACACAAGTAAGAATTGATGAACCAGTCGAAGTTTCTGAAGTCGGTACTGGGTTCATGATGACCAGACGTTCAGCTTTTGAAAAGTTTGCAAAGGCTTATCCTGATTATTCTTATAGACCAGACCATGTTCGTACCGAACATTTTGATGGTTCTCGTGAAATCATGCAGTACTTCCAAGCTGAAATTGATCCTGCTTCAAAGCGTTATCTATCTGAAGACTACTGGTTCTGCCAAAAGCTAATGGCTATCGGTGGAAAGATTTGGTATTGCCCATGGATGAAACTACAACATGTTGGTTCTTATATCTTTGGTGGATCACTTGCTGACCTAGCATCTATTGGAGCCCCTGCTACTGCAGATCCTTCTCAACTCCGTAAAGGAAAGAAATAATATTATGAATAAAGTTTATATTCTACTTGATCGTTCTGGTTCAATGGCTTCAATGTGGAAGCAAGCCATTGACGGTATCAATTCTTATGTAAGGAATATTGAAAATACCCAAATTATGATTGCTGCTTTTGATACAGTTGATTATACAGTTGTAAGAAATTGCACAAAGGAAAACTGGGATCCATTAAGTTATAATGAAATTACTCCCCGTGGTGGAACTCCACTTCTAGATGCTTCTGGTAGAATCATGTGGTCTATGCATGATTCTAAGGCTAAAAGAGCAATCTTAGTTGTAGTCACTGATGGGCATGAAAATTCATCAACCAAGTTCAAAGCATCTGAAATCAAGGACATGACTAAGAAGTTGACAACTGATTTAAATTATGATATAGTCTTCCTAGGTGCTAATTTTGATGGCATTGGTGAAGTTGCAAATAAAAATTTCGGGTGGAGTGACCAATCTAGAATGGTGCAAACCTCTGTTAGAGGATTTGGTGATGTAATGGTTGGTCTAAGCGCTAAGACCTCAGATTATTTTACCACTGGTGCAAAAGCCACTGCATTATATAATGCAGATGAATTAAGTAAAGCAAAGTCCTAATAGGAGATTATATTATATCATGAAGCTAAGTGCCCGTACTCTACATCTACTAAAGAACTTCAGCACAATCAATCCTTCCATTGTGCTGAAGCCGGGAGGGATTGCAACAACAATCTCTCCTAACAAGACTATTCTAGCCCGTGCATCCATTGGTGACGAAATTCCAAATGTTGTAGCAATTTATAATCTCAGTAGGTTTATTTCTACACTATCATTATTTGAAAATCCTGATTTGGATTTTAGTGATAAGTCCGTCCGAATTTCCGATGGAAATCGTAGTGTTGTGTATCATTATGCTGATGCATCTATTATTATGGTGCCACCTGAAAAGCAAATTAAGCTTCCATCAACAGATGCTGAATGCTTTATTACCAATAAGGACTTTCAGAATATCACAAAAGCACTTAGTGTTCTAGGTCTACCAGAAATTGCCATTGTTGGCGATGGTGAAAATATTTCACTGCAAGCAATTGATACCAAGAATCCAGCGGATACATTCAGTATTATTGTTGGTCAATCTTCAAATGTTTTTCGTGCCATTTTCAAGTCCGAAAATCTCAAAATTATGGATGGTGATTACACCGTATCTATTTCCTCTAAAGGTATTTCTCAGTTTGTTGGTACTGAGGTGTCTTATTGGATTGCGGTTGAGGCTACTTCTACTTTTTAATTGAATTGTGTGCCTAATCTTATGGATTAGGCACTTTATTATGGAGATTGTGAATGCTTGAACATATTCAGTGGGTTGAAAAGTATCGTCCAAAGAAGGTAGCAGATACCATTCTTCCGTGCGAGCTTAAGTCAATCTTTCAGGGATTTGTAAATGCTGGTAATATTAATAACATGACTCTAGCAGGCGGTGCAGGTGTTGGTAAAACAACTATTGCACGTGCCATGCTAGAGGAACTTGGTTGTGATTATATTGTTATCAACGGTTCAATGAACGGTAATATTGATACACTACGAAATGAAATTCTACAATTTGCTTCATCTGTTTCACTTATGGGTGGCAGAAAGTATGTCATTCTAGATGAGGCTGATTATCTTAACCCAAACTCTACACAGCCAGCTCTTCGTAACTTTATGGAAGAGTTTTCTAAGAACTGTGGTTTTATTCTTACCTGCAATTATAAAGATCGAATTATTAAACCACTACATTCTCGAGCACCAATTATTGAGTTTCGTATTCCAAAGAAAGAAATGCCAAAACTTGCTACACAATTTATGAAGCGAGTGGAGATGATTCTTACTACTGAGAATGTAAACTATGATAAACAGGCAGTTGTGGAAGTCATCCAAAAATTCTTCCCTGATTGGCGCCGAATCCTAAATGAACTCCAGACATACTCAATTAATGGTAAAATTGACTCTGGTATTTTTAGTTCTTTCACCACTTCCACAGTGAAGGAAGTGATTGGTCATTGCAAGACTAAAAACCTAGAAGGCATCCGTAAGTGGATTCATGATAATTCGGATTCTGATTCAACATCAATCTTTAGGGCTGTTTATGACAACTCTTGTGAACTATTCACAAAACGTTCTATTCCAGCTTTAATTTTAAAGATTGCTGATTATCAGTACAAGGCGGCATTTGTTGCCGATTCCGAGATCAATCTCATGGCTTTCTTTGTTGAAATTTGCATGGAGTGTGAATTTGTATGAGCCAAACATCAACCCTATTTGGGATTGTAGAGCATAGGGAAGAGCCAACTGAAAAATCCACCCTTAATGTGTGGACTTTCATTGGTGATATCTCAAAGGATAAACAATATCTTTTAGATGATAATACAGCACGTCTATATGAGCCATGGATTGTAAATAAATCTTTTATGGCGCATCCAGATACACTGGTGTTTGCAGAACAAGCAAATAGAATGCATCATTTAGATAAAAAGTTGCAACATGACTTCATGTTTTATTCCGTTGAAGCACGAGCCAAAAGGTATAAACCATGGCTCAAAAAGACTGAAGCTGAAAAGAAGGAGCTAAAACTCCTTCAGGATATTTCAAAAGTTGTCAGTCTCAATCTACAAAGAACCAAGCAATTTTGGAAAGTTCTTAATCAGGATCAGCGGAAAGAGTTTGTGAGTAAATTTATTACTCCGGATTCTAAAAATGATAAAAGATTATAAAAAAATAAATATATAGTCTTTTATTGTGAGGAATGACTATGACTATTTTAAATACATTTTTGGAAATAAAGCTAGCTGAAAACGAAGATTTCTTAAAGGTAAAAGAAACTCTGACTCGTATGGGTGTGGCTTCAAAGAGAGATAAGATTCTTTATCAATCTTGCCACATATTACACAAACAAGGGCGCTATTATATAGTGCACTTCAAAGAACTTTTTGCACTTGATGGTAAACCAACAGATTTTACTCATGAGGATTGCTCTAGAAGAAATACCATAGCTAGACTTTTGGAAGATTGGAATCTAATAAAAATTATAAACAAAGATATAATTGAAGATATGATTCCATTAAGTCAAGTTAAAATCATCTCATTTAAAGAAAAAGAAATGTGGACGTTAACTAGCAAATATAGCGTTGGTAAAAAGAAATTTTAATGGAAGCAATATATCATGTTTTCTTGGTTTAAAAAGAAGCCCAAACAATTTGAGAGGAAAGAACTTGAGCTTATTGCCCAAATTCTTTTCCCCTCACTTGAGACTAGAATTGATAAAGATGGAAATGTCTATCAGATAGATAAGTCAGTAGACACTAATTTGGAATCAATTTTATACGAACTTCAAGATGGCAATAATGATCGAGTATCGCATGACTCTTTAAATAGCGTCATAGGGCGACTTATTGAAGTACGTAAGATACTAGATGTCTATCCAGAATTGGATAAAAAAACTAAGTACATTATCGTTGATGATGACGTAAAAAGAAATATAGCTGACTCTATAGAGTAGCATATCCATCATCAGTTGAATAGACTACATTCTTGATGTTAAAACTAACAATGGCTCGCATACATCCTACACAGGGTTTTGCGAGCCCATTTGTTTCAACTCCATTTACCTTCTTGCTCCGATAGATGTAGAGAGTGCTGCGCTGCAAATCCTCAACACTAGTGCACTTGAGTGCATTCTTGATAGCATCAATTTCTGCATGAAGAAAAATACATTCCTCATTCTTACCAAACTTGGCTTGAAATGGGTGACTCTTTCGCTTATTAAAACCAAATGAAAGAATGTTGTTCTTAAGAACAACACACGAAGAAATCCTGGCGCCTGCTACCTTCTCAAGGGAAGTAGAAAGCTTAGCCAGGATACTCATATAATGATCATGCTTCATTTTATTTTAGTCCAAATATTCCATAGAACTAATGCGTGTTGGCCAACAACCATCATTATTTACCCAACCCCAGTGATTATCGGCTGGATTAGATTCATTCATACCATATTCATATCGTTGTTGCACAGTTAGTGCATCTTCTAAAGTGTATACTTCCATAATTTTAAGCCATCCATACCCATGGCAAGTTTTACCCCAACTTTCTATACTATAGTACATTTTACTTACCCGAAATGCGTTCATTTGTAGCTGAACAAATCGTGATTCCGACGTTGCCAGTCATTATGTACATACTTACAATTGAAAAAAAAGATACAATATATGAAAGCATTACAACTGTGACAATAGTACTAAAGAAAATTTTAAGAAATGGCATTTTAATTCTCCAGTTCTGCAATCTCATTTTTGATGCGCTCGAGTTCAGCCTTAAGGTCCTTGACTTTCTTATGATTATTCTTGAGTTCATTTACACTATCAGCAGTAATCTTCTTAATCTTCTTGGAAGAATAAGCCTCAATATTTCCACCAGAGCCCCAATTATACCATCCGGGGAGTAGAACTACATAATTAATCACATCTTCGAGCTTACCCTCAAAGATACCAAGCTCCGGTAGGTTATGAGAACCACCCATATCACAGTTAGGATCTTCACCACGGGCTTTCCAAAACCCATAATCTGATAGACTATGCTTTTCAAGCAGTCGACTACCAGACCAACCGTTCATAAACTTCTTGACATGTTCGTTCATCGTGTGTCCCTTATTCATTGTATTAAGCTTTATTACCGTTCACTATAGTGCTTGGTGGCACACTTTTGCGCCCAGTCAATATTTTCGGTAACAATTGTCTCAAGTGCAATCCGCTGCTTTTTGCTGAGCTTGATATCCTGGTTATGCATCAAATCATTAATCATCGACTGCATCCAACCTAGAGCGTAGTCGGAGCCGACGTCGCCACGGAGGATATCGGAAAGCTTTTCAAGCTGCGGAAGAATTGTCATGTTCATTCCCTTGTTCATAGTCATCTTATAATCCAATCTGGGATTAAAGTCAACCCACAATCGCAACGCCACGAAAGTGAAGTCCAGCCTGAACGGCACGCTCACCTACCGCAACCGGGATGAACCGACCTTCGGAAGAGACCGCCACAAAGCACTGGATGCCGTGGCTAGTGATTTCCTTCTGCAGCTTACGCTGAGCAGCGGCATAGGTGGCGTAGCCCTTGATGCCCTCGAAGGTGTTCAGATTGGTCATATCTGCCTCATTCATCATAGTCTCTTTATATCCCTACCCACTTTAAAAGTCAATCCCAACAAAATCAATGTGTTAGACTTAAGTGGTTGATATGATTACCAAAAATTTTTCAACTTTTTTTGAAAAAAATCAGACCTAATCTTTTCAATAGGTTAGGTAAGAATACGTCTAAGATCGTGCTAAGTGGGCTAGGTGGATAATCCATATGACTGAGGCGGCTTAGACTGCCGAGAAACGTCTTGAGCGCCTAACCCATTGATATGATTGGGTTTTGGTAAAGTGCTAACCTATTGAAAAGATTAGGTTTTACCGTCTAGCGGCGCCCACGGCATCAACGGCACGAAAAAATCTCAACTTTTTTGAAAAATTATTTTTGAATCTTTTCAATGGGTTAGGTCCAATCCGATGCTAACCCATTGATATCCTTGCCATTGACTTTTAAATCAGGTGGTGGTATAAAGAGACTATGATGAATGAGGGTCACACGATGAACGTCTACCAGGTTGAACTGGCTATCTCTTTAAAGGATCGTTGGGCCATTCTGCTGATGGAGGTAAACGCCACCACTGAGAATGAGGCTATGGATTTTGCGGTAGCCCAAGCCGAGGAATCCGAACTGGTTGTGTCGGTCAACGGTTGCACTTATCTTTATCCTTGTGAAACCCTAAACTAAGGGTTGACTTTTTTCCCTGAGCGTGTATAATGGTTAGTGACCAAATAAGGATGGTATAGGTAATGACTCGCCAAGGTGATGCTAATGCCTGCTGGTTCCTGCTCCATATCCTGGTGGCAGGTGCCTTTGCCTTTACCATGGTTCTGATTGGAGGTATTTGATATGGCTAGCCGAAAGACTTTTCCAGTTGATGAATATAGGGTTAGGGTAAATTATACCCTAGCTACTAGCTATATGCCTGCTAGCTATAGGCAAGGTTTGATTGACCTGCTCGAGCATATTCTACAATCATCTGGTAATTATAAGGGATTTAAGTATCTAGGTAAGGATGAAATGGGTGAAATGATTAAGGATCATCCTCCTGGGATCAATACACCAATTGAAGATCTAAGTCATGAGGAGCGGTTCCAGGGTACTGATGACACCCGCCGTTACTATTTTTAATATGATTTGGGTTCAAGATAAGGTTTGGAATTTACCTCGGGTTGAGGTATATCGTAAAGTTTGGTATCAAGTATCTGATGAACTATCGGTTGCATTATCACTTGAACTACCACAGCAAATACCACATGTATTTTCCGATCAAATTGTTCATCAAATTCATGAGGATGAATTATGAATATTGTAAGATTTGAAGTTTGTCAGATGATTCGACATCAAGTTGAGTATTTAATCTGGGAACGGGTAAATTATATAGTCTGGGATCAAGTAATGGATCATTGTGTTGGCGATAAAATGATTGTGGAACCAGTTGATGATTTAATCTACCATCAACTCTGGGATCCAATTTAATGGAATCAGTCATAGAGAATGTTTTATTTGCACCTCTAGACTTATCTATAGTTAAATCAAGAACTATCTTATCCAACGATCTTAGATATCAAATAAGAAAGTCAACTTTATATAAAGTTGAAAATTCTGCTCAAATTTTAAAATTTGATGGGAATTTAAATTTCATGGTTGACACATTAAGCCAACCATGATATATTGATCATAACAACAAGGAAGACACTTAAATGCGGTATATTCATTTTCAAATTCAGGATGGTTGGTCTTGGCGCACTGTAGGGTCTTCCGAGGAAGGCACACTGGATTCGGCAATTCTGATTGAAATGCGGAACGTCAAGATGCGCTTTCCAGACCGTCGAATTCGTTGTGTGAATGATGATGGGCGTATTCTTGATATGATGGACTAAATCATTCAAGCATATGCTTGGTTTTAGATATTCTTTCAACTAAGATTACAACTCTTACGGTTTCGGATTATAGATTAGAACTTACTGCTCTAAAAATTGACCAAAAGTTTTGGTTGACAGAGTTTCGGATATAGGATATACTAACTTTAAGGATTCCACTACCGACCGTGACCTTCACGAGTTATATGCGGATATGTGGACCTTGCATTATCAATATCAAAAATGACCAAAAAAATGGTTGCAACCATTTTTTTTGGTATAATATGACTAAATAATGATGAGGGATGTATAAATATGAACACCGAGTCTAAAACTGATAAGCTCTATCGCTCTATTATTCTGAAGCGCCAGCGACTTACTTCTCGCCAAATTGCTTCTCGATATCGTGTTTCTAATCCTTACGATCTTATCTATCGACTTCGTAATGAAGGGCATGATATCTATAGCGATAAGATTGTAAACAGTCGTGGTAAGACTGTAGTTCGATATACTAGCTACTAATTGACCTATCGGTTGGGAGCCAAAACTTCCAACCACTTTGTTCTTTGACTTATAAATATGATAGAATATGGACCGGTAATTCAGAGGTAGAATAGTGGACTCTTACTCCATATGCCGTCGGTTCGATCCCGACTCGGTCCTCATAAGCACCTCCGTTGTATAAATAGCAATGTCAATAAGACTATTTCACAACGGAGGGTTAGCGCCAAATGCACTATACTATTTATAAAATAACTAATAAGATTAATGGCAACTTTTATATAGGAAAACATAAAACCAAGAATCTAAATGATAAATATATGGGTTCTGGTAAACTTATACAAGCAGCCATAAAAAAACATGGTATTGAAAATTTTGAGAAAGAAATACTTGAGACTTTCAATACTGAAGAAGAAATGAATGAGGCCGAAAAAAGATATGTAGTTCTAGGTGAAGGTAGCTATAATCTTTGCCCTGGTGGACAAGGTGGTTGGGGTTATGTAAACACTAATAATCTTGGTGGTACCTTAGGATTAAAACACACTGAAGAATATAAAAACAATCATTCATTAATAACAAAAAGAATATATGAAAATAGGGATGAAGAAACTAAAAAAGATATTTCTAAGAAAATAGCTGCTGGTTTAAAAGCTGTAAACTATGATCCAAGAAACTTTTTAGGTAAAAAACATACTCAAGAAGCAATACAAAAAATGTCCTTATCAAAGGAAGGACATGGACTTGGAGAAAAAAATAGTCAGTTTGGTACCATATGGATTTCTAATGGTATAGAAGAAAAAAAGATTAAAGCTTCTGATCAAATCCCAGAAGGATGGACTAAACAAAGATTACAATCATTTAAAAATGATATATTAAAAGATATCAAGAAAAAAGAAAAAGAACAACAAAAAAATATTGCTCTTGAAACTAAAAAACAAGAACTACATAAACTTTATGAAATATATAAAGTTAAAGGTTTTGCAGGAGTTAGACAAGAAGACTATAAATATAGTCAACCATATTTAGTTATGAGTTTTGCAAAATATTTTCCTGATTTTACCCCACAAATGGGGAAGAAAAGAAAACAAAAATATTCCTCGTGATCCGAGCAAGCGAACGGACCCGGCTGTTAACCGGAGTTTGCCAGGGGCGGTACCTGGACGAGGAGCCAGTTTTATTGCTCCCTTAGCCCAACTGGTAGAGGCGTCTGACTTAAGATCAGATTAGTGCCAGTTCAAATCTGGCAGGGAGTACCACTTTGGATCAGTAGCGTATATGTCAGGCAAGTGCTACAGCCGGGCTTTTAATCCGGTCGCAAGGGGAGCGTTACCTCACTGATCCTCCACTTTAATGTCCTGTAGCTCAATTGGGAGAGCATTTGCTTGATAAGCGAAAGGTAGTTGGATCGAAACCAACCAGGACAACCATTCAGTTCTTGTTTCTCTTTCTATAGAGAAATATAGAAGAGGCCTTCCAGTTGGGCTGATGAAATACACTGGATATATTCTAAGTTTGCGGTAGTCTTCTAATTGGACTAGGAACCCTGACTTTCAATCAGGCCAATGCGGGTTCGATTCCCGTCTACCGCACCAAACTTGCTCTTAAAGCATAAGTGGCGATGCACGGGTTTTGTAATCCTGAGAACTTGGTTCGATTCCGAGTGAGAGCACCAAATATCTATTGACTTTCCTTTAGTCTGTGATATAAAGATCATATAATGAGAGGTGATGACATGAGTACAATGAACCGAATTGGTAATGCAGGCAATCGCTTCCAGGGCCAATTTAAACGGGTGCTATGTGTTTGCTCTGCAGGTCTTCTTAGGTCTCCAACCACAGCATTTGTTCTTTCACAAGAACCTTATAACTTCAATACTCGTGCTGTTGGTATTTCTCGTGAATATGCTCTGATTCCGATTGATTCCGTTCATCTCCATTGGGCTGATGAAATTGTGACAATGGAGAAAGCACATACTAAAGTTGTTGAAGAACTGATTAATACTTCTGGTCTAGGTTCAACTGGACCTAAAGTTATTCAGTTGAATATTCCCGACGATTTTGCATATCGTGATCCTCAGCTAATTGAACTTATCAAGAAGGCTTACGATTCACATAAATAAAAGTTGTGGTATTAAGCGAAAATCAATTGACAGCTGATTATATCCATGGTATACTATCTTAGTTAAGGGCGTGAGGGCTGGTGCTCACCAGGAGCTTATACCTCCTTAGGCAGCTGATTACTGTTGGGATAGGGTTCAATTCCCTACGTGCCTACCAAAATTTTGATCTAGCTCAGATTAGGAATTACCTGGTTTGCGATGATGCTAGACGGATAGACCAATACGTGAGGTTTATCAACAATTTGCTCCTGTTGACTAACTGGATAAGTTCACTGCCTTCTAAGCAGTTTTATGGGGGTTCGAATCCCTCCAGGAGTACCACTTTTAAAGGATCTATACTATGACAGGTAATGAAGATAACCAGCTTGCCGGATTAATTCTATTTGTAATTGGCATGTTTCTTTGTGGTTGTGCTGTAGGTGTATTTTTTGGTAAAGGATTTGGATTCTTATTTGTAGGACTTCCATTACTTGCCATCGGCATTTACGGTATACTTACAGGCCCAAAGTAAGTTCAGATATTGTGGTAAGTAAAGTCTACGCTAAATCGGCTAGCTAGCGATGATAAGGTAGAGTGGATATAATCAATCCATAAAAGGAGAATGGGCAGATAATATCTCATAAATATTATTGGATACCTCACCTGCCACAAACCAGAACTTCTAATATAGAAAGGAATATATTATGTCTTTCAACGTTCATGATCACTACAAGGATCTGAGTGTAGAAGATTTGAAGTTAATTTCTAATGCTACTCGACTACCATATGCAGTTTGTCTACTCAATTTAGAATATGACCTAAATATTGGCAACTGTATTCGAACTGCTCATATTTTTGGTGCTGAACAAGTCTTTATCTTTGGTCGTCGACGCTATGATCTAAGATCAACTGTTGGTGCTAATCACTATACTAATATTGTTAAGTATGATTTTGATGAACTTACTGATGATGAAGTGATTGTCAATCAGTTTGAAAATATGGTTTATGACTATAATCTTGAGCCCTTGCTGATTGATAAAACAGCAGAATCAAGAGATATTTCTGAATCTCACATTTATAATAATGGCGATCTAACAACACCATGTTTAGTCTTTGGAAATGAAAATTCTGGTATTCCGACTTGTCTAACGGATAAATATCCATGCTTTCATATTCCACAACGTGGTGTAATTCGTTCACTCAATGTTGCTTCTGCCGCTGCGGTTGCAATGTATGAGTTCTCTAAATATCTATAAGAATAAGCGGAATTGGCGTAAAGGTAGCGTCTTTGGCTTCCACCCAAATGGCACGAGTTCGAATCTCGTATTCCGCACCAGAGACCCGGTCTATAATCACGTAGCAATCAGTGGCTTGATTTGGTGAATCAAGATATTGTGGACAACCATCTACAGCTGAGTATGTTGAGTATAAATCGGTAAGAATTGATTCTTACGCTCGTGTGCAGGAACGACCTGCTAACCTTGTGTTTCAAGAGGTCTCGGCGCCTCGAGCTCCGTTCCGGGATTGCGAAACATAGTAAACGTAAGAATCAAACAGTTGCAGGGTAGAGGAGCTCGGTCGTCCTCGCCTGGTTCATACCCAGGAAATCGTGGGTTCAAATCCCACCTCTGCTACATAAGCACCTTGATTATATAAATAGCAATATCAATAAGACTATTATATAATCAAGGGTTAGCTTAAATGTACTATACTATATACAAAATTACCAATAAGATTAATAATAAATTTTATATTGGTAAACACAAGACTAAAAAATTAGATGATGGTTATATGGGCTCAGGAAAACTTATCAAAGCCGCCATCAAAAAACACGGTAAAGAAAACTTTGAGAAAGAAATACTTGGTTTTTTTAATACCGAAAAAGAAATGGATGAAGCTGAAAAAATATATGTAGTTTTAAGTGAAAGTAGTTATAATCTTTGTCCTGGTGGGGAAGGTGGATGGGGATATGTTAATGAAAATAAATTATCTCCTATTATGAATCCTGAAACAAAAGTATATCAAAACGGTCGTAAAGCAACTGATCTTATTTTAGAAAGTAAATATGGTGAAAATTGGAGATCTGTTCTTTCAAATATTGCTAATTCTAAACTAAAAGCAATCTTAGAAAAAGACCCATTATATCTATCTAGTAAAATTGGTTCTTTAAACCATTTCTTTGGGAAAAACCACACATCACATACAAAACAAAAAATGTCTTTATCTCACAAACATAAACACAATGGTGAGAAAAATTCACAATTTGGTACCATTTGGATAACTGATGGTACCAATAATAAAAAAATAAAATTAGATGAACCGATGCCTGATAATTGGTATCGTGGTAGAAATATAAATGCCTTCAGATCAAGTGATCTCGGTCGTCTCATAAGCGACTAGATCGTGGAGCGTTACCACGTGAAGGCACCAATTTGCTTTTAGGATAATGATATGAGTGTAGTTAGATTTTTTCTAGATGATTTATTCACAACCGATAGTTCGGAATATGAAATTTTACATAAAGCGGTTTTAGAGTGTAAAGATGTTCCTGGAGCTATAGTTGAAATAGGCACCAGAATGGGTGGTTCTGCTAGAATCATCATTGATTCTCTAGTATATAATTCAGATACGGATCGTTCAATGTTTTGTATTGATCCTTATGGTAATATTGACTATATTAGTACAAATTTAAATGTAACACAACATTATCCAGGCACGCCAGTTTCTGGTGATCCTACTTCTAAAGATATAACTCAACCTATAAAACTTGATTATTCTAATGAAATGAGGAATAAAATTATTCCTTCTTTATATTATTATGCTTTTAGTAAAGGTATTAATTTTACTTTCTTTTGTATGGAAGACAGTGAATTTTTTGCTAGATTTAGCGATGGTGTGCCCGTCTATAATCAATTTAAGAAACTAGAAAATCAATATGCATTTGTTTTCTTTGATGGTCCACATCACAATGAAGCAGTTGAATTAGAAACAAAGTTCTTTGCAGAAAGATCAACCATCGGCACAGTTTTTGTTGCAGATGATATCTGGATGTATAATCATGATTTATTTGAAAAAATTATTTTTGATCATGGCTTTACAGTCCTTGAAAAAGGTAATATTAAAGCTTCTTATAAGAAAACATCTTAAGGTTTAAAATATGCTTGAAACGTGTTGTGACTTAATGGTTGAAGCCTATGAAAAAGGGCTTATGACTTCTAGAGATGGGAATGTATCTCTACGCTATAGAGGTCAAGACTTTTTCTATCTATCTCCAACAGATATGCGAAAACAGACTCTTAAGCCAGATCAGTTTAAGAAACTATCCACTTCACTAAAGGAAGATCGTTCACCAATTGCTCTTCCTTATACAAATATTTCTCTTGGTTTAAAGCCGTCGGGTGAGTTTCCATTGCACTACATGCTACAACGATTGCTTCCAAAGGATTGGGAAACTCGGGTAGTAATTCATACTCATTCAACTTATACAGTTGCCGCTATGCATGCTGGTCTAGAACTTCATCGGCTTAAAGATCACTTTCCTGAGATTGCTAGATATACTAAAGTAGCTAAAAGCACTGATGATGTTCCTCCTATTTCTTGGGATTTAGCTGAAGCTTGTATGGAAAACATGAAGCTAAATATGGCTACCGGTGAAACTGAGTTTAATATTGTCGGTATTAAAGGTCATGGTGTGGTTTCAGTTGATAAGACTCCTTGGAGAGCTTATGAGCATATCGAGAGGCTTGAACACATCTCTAAGATAATTTTGAGCTCAGGTAAAGGAATTTAATTGACACACTAACTATAGTGTGATATATTAAATAAATAATGGGGAGGCTGTTCCGACGGTGGTGGGACGGCAGTCTGTAAAACTGTTACATTAGAAACATTGTAGGTTCGAATCCTATCCTCCCCACCATTTTTCAATGAAAAGGATATAAATATGAAGACTATTCTTATGGCTACAATTATGGCACTTGGTATGACTTCGGTTGCAATTGCCCAGAGTAAGAACGCTTCCGATAGTGGATTTTTTGTCGGTGGGCAGGTAGGATCATTTACAGGTAAGAATGATCAAGTTACCATTGGTTTAAATGGTGGATATCAAGTCAATCGTTTTCTCCGTGGTGAAGTTACTGTAGAAAATGCTTGGAAGACCGGAACAGGTTCTGGAACTATGGTATTTGCAAATGTTGTTCCGCAGTACCGAATCCCTGGCACTACTCTAACACCATATGCAGTGGCAGGTGTAGGTTATGCTTTTGATTCCCTAGGTGCAGTTAAGAGTGGTGTTGCTTCTCCGGTTTATAATCTAGGACTAGGAACACGTGTCATGATCACTGATAATCTTGATGCTGATCTTCGCTGGCGTAATGTCCGTTCAATGAATGGTTCTAATGCTCGTGTTCGTGATGACCATATTTTTATGGTTGGTGCATCTTATAAGTTCTAAAATAAATACGGGGACGTGGGATAAACACCCGACAATCCATGTCTTAATTTGAGAATTGGTAATCTCTCCCGAAACATTTTATGGTGAGTGGAGTCAGTAGGTATGGACGGTGGTCTGTGAAACCATCTAAGCGGGATCAATACCCGTCACTCACCCCAACTTAAATAATACGGAGAGTGAACCGGACAGGCGTACCGGGCTCGCCTTGAAAGCGATGCGAACCCTTAAAAAGGTTTGGACTTCGAGTGTACCCGCTCTCCGCCATTTTTTTAGGTCTACAATGCAAGATATAGATCAACATATAGACACTAAAGAATTCAATCAGTCATTTTGGGAATGGTTTGACAATCTTCCCGAGATTAAACGAAATCAATTCAACTATTATAAAAGTGATCTTGCTAAAATAAACTTTTATAATACACAATGGCGTTATCGACTCCATGGCTCGAATGGCTAGGCAGAGGACTGCAAATCCTTTTAATCTCAGTTCAAATCTGGGTGGAGT